ATTTTCTGCTGTAAGATTTTCAAGTCTATTATTTACCAAAAATACACTTGGGGCAGACATAATATCATTTTTTAATTCTACTGGTATAGCAATAGAGACTAATCCTTTTATAGAATCTAAATGAGCCGCATATACCACAAAATCTTTATTTCCACCCAATATTTCTACCCTGGATTTGTCGAAACCTAATGCTTTAAGTTCAGCACCGACTATAAAAGCACCTCTCTCAGCCAGTCTGGAATCATATGTATTATTCCCTACTTTGCTATCGAAAGCTGCATCTAATTCATTTGAAATTGTTTGATCAGCAAAATCCTTGTTAGTCATCTTTGAATTATCAGAATCAACTCTGTTCAGGTTGATGAATTCTTCATTCTTAGAACTAAATATTGCTTGCTGTTCAAGCAATAGATGACCCAATACATTTCGAAATTTAGAATTAGATGACAAACGAACAAAGTTATTATATATATCGGATAACTTTGCCTGGGTAATTGTTTCGCCCTTCTTGGAATTATCAAGCATTCTTTCTATAGTAAATGCCATTTGACGTATTACAGGATCCTCTGGGAATCTTTCGTAAGCCATTCTTGTTTGGGTATATACATCATTTAGCATAAATGTTTTACCGTTAGTTTGCTCATCGAGCGCTCTCTTAGCGAGTGCGGCAAGAGCATGGATATTAAGATCAGACATATAGCCTCCGTTTATGCCAATTCTGGGAACTGAGATAGGATTTGTTTTTGTTTTTCTTTGGGTTGAGAATTAAGGAACTTCTTTAAAAATTCTTTATCAGAACTAATTTTACTTATCAATATATTTTGAAATATATTAGCATCTTCTGAGTTAAATTTGTAGTCTTTTGACGCAAAACGATGTATTGGTATATCTTTATATAACAATGTTATATTTTGTGCTTCTTTATCTGCCAAAGCACTCCATCCGCTTTTAGCCTCAATTTGCTGTTCTTTCTCATCATACATAGCGGCCAAATATGACTCACCATTATCATCTTCTTGCATAATCCATAGAGATTCTATTGGCGAAGAATTGAGCTGAAATACATCAAATGCTATTTTGGTAAATAAATGTTGATTCTGATTATATGGAACTCTGCCCTTATTATCTACAATGTCGGATAGCAAGTTCCAATTTAAAGTATCCATTAACAACTCCCTATTGAAAAATACAAAGAGAGGCCAAGATAGACCTCACCTTACAATATAAGATCATAATATTAATAGAAATATTATAATTTTGTTAATGATTGTAAACTTACTGTGTCGTTTTTGCCACATTTATGGTGTTTTTGTTTGGAAATATAAGCACGATTAGATCTCGCCCTTCAAATTTGGGAGACGAATCTATACTTCCCAAGCTATTATTGATGATTTCATTTATAACTATGGTCATTTTATCTATACCTATTTCTTTGAAGGCTAATTGCCTATTTTTGAATTTCACTATAACCTTAGTTTTTAGACCTTTACTTAGAAATTCCTTAATATGATTGATTTTAACATCAAGATCATGCCTCTCTATATGAGGCCCTATTTGAATTTCCTTAACTTTCTGCATCTTTTGTTGTGCCTTTTGTTTCTTTTCTTTTTGTTTTTGGTCAAATTTTAATTTCCCACGATCGGCCATCTTATATATATTATTTTGTGGATTAACCAATATCAAATCATTTCCAGTAGATTTGGCCATTCTTTTGGCCTCATCTATATTTAAATTCCCTACAAGATTGCCTTTATCATCAATTAGAGTTACATTCATTAAATAATTATCTCCTCATTTATTCTGTGTATTCTTCTTTCTTTTCTCTCATTTTAAGTAATATTTCTTTAATCTTCATATTATTAGAGCATAGTTTTCTTATTTTCTTTAAAGCTCCACCATATCGTTTTTTGTTATTGTTATAATCTATATTGCCCTGTAATATTTTGTGTATAGTAGTTTGGTGTTTGCCGAGCTGATCAGATATTTCATTTTGGGTTTTATCTTCTAAATAGGTCATTTTTATAACCTGTCTTTGTCTTTCAGTTAAATTATTATCTATTATAAATAAAACTTCCTTAACCAACTCTAATCGAAGTTTTTGGAAATCTTCTGAATTTGTATAACTATTAAAATATGCATTCATACCATCTTCATTAGCAAAATTATTTAATAAACTCGGATCTATAGTTATTTCAATAAAATTACTTGGCACTATATCTAAATCGCCAGACTTACTACAAGTAAAGTGTTTAGGCATAATCTCTCCCAATTATCGATCAGATTTAATGAAAATATCAAAATTCCCATTATTTACTAAAAACTCATCCAAATCTTTATACTCAGCCGGAGTAAATTGGCATTCTAAATTTAGCCCATCTTTATATATTAATTTACTTAATATCTTTTTAGAACTTGTAATTCCAGGCTCATCATTGTCAAAAAGTAAACAAATATTATTGGTATATCGTGATAATGTAATTAATTGTCTATTAGAGAATGCTGTTCCGCAGGCAGCAACCACATTCTTAATATCCCTTTGATGAGCTGAAATAGCATCAAAATAACCTTCTACTACGAATACTTGATTACTTTCTCTTATATAATTAATAGATTGTTCCAAACAGAACAAATGAGATGTTTTTGAATAACTACTATTTCTATATTTAGGAATACCCAATATTTTTCGTTCATTATCTGAAAGAAGTGTTCTACATCCTATGGCTATAGCTTTACCATGAATATCTCTAATTGGTATAACAACTGGATATTTTTTGAATGGACTGGTATCAGCATTCCAAACTATATTATTCTTTCTTAGATCTTCTGGATGTATATACTTGAATAATCTTCTTAAATCTTTAGGAAAAGATCCTATTTTATACTTTTTAATAGTAGCTTCTGATAATCCTCTATTTTGGATATAATTTAGGATATATTTATCTTCATATAAGAATCTATGACATACATCTACCAATTTATCATAAAATAGGTCACTCATCATTGCTTAACAGATGCTTTAGGTTGGCGGGGTTTTTTTACTTTAACTGGAGACTCTGCTGTGGTAGTATCAGATAGAGTTGTTACTGCTACCACTGGCTCTTCTTTTTCACCAAATTCCTTTATTGCCTGTTTCATTGCTGTGTGAACCTTTATAGCACCTTTGCATACCTTGCATACAGTTTCTCCACCATTACTCATGACAACCTCTCTATTGGCGTTACAATTCTTACAGGCCATAACAAATGCTTTTTTGGCATTTTCCTTTATTGTCTGTCCAAAACTTTTAAGTGCTCTTTTCATTGATTCCGTGATATTAGTTATGGGATTATTACAAGCAGCACATATAACTTCCATTGATGTCGTATTTAATTTAGCATCACTGTGTTGCATACATTTTTTATTATTACAAGCTATTAACATAATTTACTCCTCTTTAATACATAATTCTATATTTTTTTAATTTTTCTCTAATATATTCTTCGGTTATATCTTCTTTATAATTAAATCTAACAAAATACTTAATATCACTTGAATTATTTTTTATTAAATTATTTTTGATATGATCCAAGTATTTAGTTTGTTCCAGATTTTTAGATGCTTCTTTCTTGGTTATTCCACCAAAACATACTGGAGTAAAATGTTGTTCACCATCATATTCTATCGCTAATTTTAATTCCGGCACCCACAAGTCAATTTCTAATTTCAAACCGGTCTTTGTGTTTTTAAGCCAATCAAATTTTTTATAATTTTGAAGTATTTCTGTTTTCAATAGTTCATCTAATATAATTTTTAATTTAGTTTGTGCTTTGCTTGCCGGGCAATAACTACACCAACTTCCATTTATTCCAATTCTGGCATAATTAGTTTCAAACGCGTGTCCCTTATCGCATATTATTTTTAAAGTAGTGCGAGCATTTGTATATTCTTTAGTTATCAAGATCCCACCGTGTTTTTCTACAATATCCTTAATAAACTCATATGTATGCGCTATCTTTTTTCCATTTTTAATAGAGGCACATTTACGACACCAATAGCCAGTCATAATACTATCAAAAGTCATATCAAATATATGTCCAACTCCACATAGTATAGATATTTTTTTCTTACAACCGGAATATTCTTTAGAGCGTAATATTCCACCTTTTTGTTCTATTGTATTTTTAACAAAATCATAGGTATACGATAATTTTTTACTTCTGTTTATATTTGCACAAACAGCACACCATGATCCAGATCTAATAGTATCATAAGTTGTTTTAAAATTGTGTTTTTCAGCACACATAATCTCCAAGCTGGTTGAATCATTAATATATTCCTTAGATATAAGAGTTCCACCGTGCTTCTCTATTTCTTGCTTGACAAAATTATATGGCAAAGCGTATCTTTTACTCTTAGCTATGTCTGAACATTTCTTACACCAACTTCCATCTTGTATTTCAGCAAAACACATCTGTATTTTGTGTTTCTTATCGCATATTATTTTTAATTTTTGAGTATTATTTAAATAACTCTTACTTATGAGAATTCCACCCATACTTTTTATTTTATTTTTTACATATTCAAAAGTATGTTTTTTAGGCATTATTCCTCATTCTCTTCTTCAATCAACGCAGATACCTTAACATTATTAGCTCTTGCCTCTTTTGATCTTGTTATAACAGATTCTTGAAGTGATAAATCTTTTAGAGCCTCTATCAAAGTATCTTTACCATTATACTTTACATCATCTAACTCATAAGTTCTGTTATTTGGTCTCAATATAACGCCATATCTTACACCCAATTCCAAAACTTCTTCGTTTCTATTGACTATTCCCCTTAAATATTCTATGGCAAACTCTGCCGTTCGAAAAGGGGCACTTTTCTTGTTTTTATCAACTTTGGCTCTTACATGATGTCCAATTTGCTCTTTCCCTTCCTCTATTTTTGAGTCTTTTCCAGACATTTTAGCCAAATTGATCATTTGAGAGCATGCGTGTTTTAAAGCAGTTCCTCCTGGGCTTTCCTCTGGATTTCCGTACATAACTCCGGGTTTCATTCTGATCTGATTTATAGCTATAAATACTATCCCCGTAGCGCTTAGCATTGGTGTAAGCCGTCTTAAAGCTTTGGGTAAAAATCTCGCCATCGCCGCCATGTCTTGACCGTCTACCAAACTTGCCTCCTCCACTGGAGGTTGCATGGCCGCAATGCTGTCCAACACTATAACACCCAAACCGGTGCCACTCATTTCAATTTCCAAATCTAAAACGCCCTTTTTGGCTTTACCAGTGCTACCTTTATTTTGAACGCCAACTAATCGATCGAATATTTCTTTGCCACTATTTTCTTTATATACATATAATCTATCAGTATCTACACCCAATGATTTGGCCCATTGTTGATCATAAGAATATTCTGCATCTATAAACATGGCCCAATTTTTTGTATCTTTTTTCTGCCATTCAGCTATTGTGGTGTAGCTTAATAGAGTTTTCCCAGAAGATGGGAAACCAGAATATTGAACCACATGTCCCTTCGGAATACCCCAAATACCCAAAGCATCATCAAGAGCAATACTACCCGTTGATATTGAATCAGAATAAGAGTAATTATCATTACTTCCTACAAACAGCCCCTCTTCGCCATGTTGCTTCTCTAACTGCTTCCATATTTCTGCCATTGATTTTTGCGCCATATCTTACCCCTACTTTATAGATACACTTTTAATTTATTTAATAATTCTTTCTCTTCATCCGAAACCTTTTTAGGCAATTTTATCTTTACAAATATAAGATGGTCGCCTTTAAATTTACTCTTAACTATACCTTTGCCATCTATTTTTATAGCAGCATTAGGTTGCGTTCCTGGCGGTATTATTATTTTCTCTCTACCATAAATAGTATTGATATCAATTTTGGTTCCTAAAATAGCATCAATATAATTTACTTCCTCTTCTGCTTGAATATTCAAACCTATTCTCTTAAATTTATTATGTGTTCTAATGCCTATTGATAAATACAAATTACCATAATTATCTCCTATATCGTTTGGAGCACCTTTTCCTAATAATCTTAAAATATTTCCATCATCAACACCAGTAGGTATAGTAACTTTAATACTTTCTTTTCTAATTTTATTTCCAACACCAAAACAATGTGGGCACTTCTCTAATATTTTTTTGCCAGTTCCATAACATAACCCACAAGTTTGTAATATCTGCATTCCACCTTGTCTATAGCCTACTTTGCCGTTTCCATTACAAGAACTACAATTTATTATACTCGTATTGTCTTTGGCACCACTTCCATTACAAGCAGCACAAAATTCTGGTCTTTCTATAGTAATATTTTTAGAACAACCTAATACGGCTTCCATAAAATCTATATCTATACTTTTGTGTATATCTTGCCCGATATTTCTTTTCTTATGCCCCATACCAAATATCTGATCAAGATCAAAACCAAATATATCATTTATATTTACATTTTGTTGATATGATGCGCCTTTTTCATCCCCATACTTATCAAGATTATTTCGTTTTTCTGCATCGCTTAACACTTCATAAGCGGCGGTTATTGCTTTAAATCGCTCCTCTGCCTCTTTATTTCCGGGATTTTTATCAGGATGAAATTCGAGGGCCAATTTTCGGAAGGCGCTTTTTATTTCCTTTTGATCCGCGTCTTTTTTTACGCCGAGAACTGTGTAGGGATTGTTCATTTATTCCTTGTTTTAATAAAGTATGAATAGCTACACCCAATATAATGGCGTCGACTACATCATTGTCTTTTTCAAATTTAAAGCCTTTAAGCTTAAATTTTTTAATTGCCTGTTTAAAGGCCTTATCTTTGGAAGGATCCAGCCCCAAAGTTGATCTGGCTTCCACCGCCATAATATTAACCGGATCTTTATTAATCTCTTCGAAAATAGTTTTGAAAGCTACTCCACGAAACATAGACAATGATTTAAAGGTAAGCATATTTCTACCCTTAAATATATCTTCTATTGCTATTATTTCTGGATTATATAGTTTTATTATTCTTCTAATTTCATTTTGAAAGTATACTAATCTGGCACCATACGGAAGCTTTTTATCAGGCTGAATTAAACCATAGGCATCTTTAACCAAATCTCCATTTTCTATGACAGCATAGCCAGAAGACACAGAAGATACATCTAATGCTAAAATTTTTGTCATAAAAAAGAGGAAGCGATTTCGTTTTACCAAAACCGCCTCCCACCGCTAAATTTAATTAAACATTATCAAAATTGAAGTCTTCTGTATCAGATGTAGAAACATCATCTACCACAACAGAACTTTTCTTTATTGATGCCAATCCCAGACGCTCTCTAACACTTTCTGGAGTAGGAGTTTCTACCATTTTTGATAGATCAATTTTTTCAACAAACTCCTTACATATAGCTATTTCTTCAGAAGTTAATTTCTCTTTTGGTTCTGGAACAACCGTATATAATGGTTGTGTTTTCTTTGGATTTTTTTGAATATCCAAATCAAATCCACGAGGATCTCCCCATTTAATATTCTTTGATAAGGCCAAAACCTGATTAAATATTTGTGGTCCCATCTCAACTATTGCTGGCTTACTGTCCTTTCTATTAAGAACGCCAACATACCACCTAACCTGTGCCTTTTCACCTTGCTGGCACAAAGGGCAGTCTTTTAATGCACATTTGACCTTACGGTTTTGATTTGTAGCATCAGAACTCCAATGTATGTAAAATTGCCACGGACTGGTAATACATCTTACCTGATTACTACCATCCTCAAGTCTCATAAAATTACTACGTCCAATGTCTGCATCTGCCCACGATTCCAGTTTGCCCACTACTTTATCCATTTTTAAATTCTCCATTGTTTAAATTACCCTATAGCTTTTAAGTGTTTAAAACACGTACATGCAATCGGGTATATATTATTATATACTACTACCACAAAATGTCAAGTAAAATTACCAACTTTCATCCGTTTTCGGTTTAGGTTGATGACTTTCCTCATCCAACGTTCCATTCCAAGAAGATGCTTGTTCATGCGGATATGCCCTTTTCAGTATATGTTTGCACAAATAATGCATCTTATTAAAGCTATCATATTTACTACTTATCCATTTAGCAAAAGCTAATGCTTCTGAATACTTATTACAAGCACCAATATAGTCCTCGTCCATCTCCGCAAACCAAGATCTGCTCTTATCTGTTTTAATATTTTGTGTGGAAGCCTTAATTAAAGCGGCATAACTGTAGGCTTTTTTCTTTTCAGTATCAGCTTTAGATACATAAGAGGTGGCTATTGCTAATAATTCTGAACAAATATCCGCTCCTCTTAAATATTTTGTAGCTAAAACCTCCGCATTATTGATATCTATATTGCCATCTTTAGGCATAGCTTCTGATAACTCCTTTATTTCAGAAGTATCTATGTCTAACGGATTAAAATTACCATCTCTGCCATTCAATAAATCCCTAACAGTCAAGTTTTTATCACTCATTTATTTTTTAACTCCTTTCTTAAATCATCTATTATTCTAAGTCTTTGATTTAACATTAATTGTTGAATAAAAAACAAAATAGCCCACGGAATTGTTTGTTTGGGGCTTATTAATGTTATAAATCCATCATCATCGGATTCAAATAATCCTTTAAATAATTCTTCGCCCTTATCTTTATCGTCAGTAAATTGACTTACTAATTCTTTATAGTAAGCATATTCTTGATCTGTCATCTCCACTTTACTATATGCTATGGCTCTTATCATTGACTTCTCGTAAAAGCACCCTTTGATCCTGTCAATATATTCTCTTGACTCTGGGCTCTTTCTATTTTATTAGCCATATCCACAACTACCGCTGGATCATTAGTAGTTTCATCTTCCATACCCCAAGCGCCCCTTAAAGCACCCTCATACGCCTCATCTCTAAGCTTTTTTAATGTTTCTTTTGCATCAGCCATTTGTCTTAATTTGTGTAGTTCATCACTTTTTTTGAGATCTTCCATGCTTTCCGCCTCTTTGACCTCAATTTGATCGCCTTGTTTTTTTACTTCAACATCTTTATTTATTTTTTCAATACGCTCTTCTTTGAATAGCTGCTTTAATTCAAAATTTGCTATAATAAGATTTACTAATCTTTCACTATCTATATCTATAAAATTATTAGAAATTAGAGTTTTTAAATTAAGAAAGTTAATTAATTTCTCTGCCTTCATTATATTTTTGCCACAACCAGGACAGTTATTGCTCGATATAGCAAATTGAAATTCAGCGTTTATATTGACACCACAATTATCACATTGCATCATTTACTCCATTTTCTATTCTTTCCAACACCAAACTATTGGCTCCATTATAACTATTGATTTTACACACAGCTCTTATTGGACTTCCTATATCCAATATATTTTTGTAATAACTCCATTGCTCTGGCCATACTGTTAATTGAATAATATCGTTATTCAAATCTGTCAAATCACATTTAACATAAACTTTTCCCTTATTTTTGCCTGATTTTAATTTCATTTCTTTTATGTCAGATACTATTGATTCTGTTCTTATAAGGGTTCCTGCGCTCATATTCTTTATTTTAGTAAGAGGTGTAACTCCCTTGCCGGTGAAAAATCCATTATATACATCATTTATATTTCCAGATATGTATTCCCCAAGTGTTTCTTTTTCGCCATCAAGTTTTTCTTTTAAAGTCCATTCTTCTGCAAGTTTATCTAAATCAAAAATAAATCCATCAAGTCTATTAAGTTCATCTATACCCTCTTTTGATTTTTCTGTGCCATATTTATTGGCTTTCACTCTAATATCTTGGTAATAAATAAACGCTGCTTTTCTATTTATTTTTAAACTATCAAAGCATCCTGACATAGCTAATGCTTGAATAGTATCTTTTCTAACAACTCTTGAATTAGTTCTATATAAGAAATCAGCGAAACTTTTAAATGAACCTTTCAATTTTGATTCTAATATATTATTGACAGCCGAATTTCCTATACCTTTTATGGCATTCAAGCCAGTTATAATGATGTTTTTATCAACAACACTAAATGATTGCCCGCTCTTATTTAAATCGGGCTGAAGTATAGTTAGTCCCAGTCTTTCAGCTTCTTTTTTATATGCCCTAATATTACTGTCTCTTACGGCTGCGTTTTTCTCTGCCTCTGATTGAAGAACAGCGGCCATAAAAGCTGCTGGAAAATAATATTTATAATAAGCCGTATGATATCCGTTTATGCTGTAAAATATTCCATGTGCCTTATTAAAGCCATATCCTGAAAATGGTTCTATAATTTTTTCCCATATTTCATCGACTTCTTCGCGCTTTAAATTGTTGTGCTTCATTCCATCAACTATAAAATCTTCTTTAAGTTTTGTGGTAAATTCTCTGCCCTTTTCCTTAAGTTTTGTTAATTTGCGGAGACCATCAGCCTTATTTAAATCCCAACCAGCTACTGCATTTGCTAATTTTGCCAATTGTTCTTCATATACACATATACCTAATGTTTCTGACAATACTGGCCGTAAACATTCATATTTGTAAGAAACAGGCTCTTTTCCATCTCGTCTTAATATATAGGTATCTCGTGGTGCTGGCGTTCCATCTTTTGACTTTTGCCCAGCAGAAGGTCTCCCCAAGGCATTTACCAGGCTTAAATCTTCAATATTTTGTGGGCGTATTTGTTTACATAGAGCCTTCATATGAGTCGAACCCATCTGAAATACGCACATAGTTCTGCCCTTTGCTATTTCATCCCAAACTTTTTTATCGTTTAAATCTATATCTTTTGGATCTGGGCACTTCATTCCTAATAGTCTGGAATTAATTATGGTATGCTCTATAATTCTAAGATGTTCCAGCCCCAGCAAGTCCATCTTAATGAGACCCATTTCTTCGCATCTATTCTTTTCATATTGAACTGACACAACCCCATCCTTATCTAATCGTAGCGGAACATAAGTAGATAAATCAATATCGCTTATAACTATTCCGGCGGCATGAGTTGCGTAAGCTCGTTCTAACCCAACTAATCTGCGGCCATATTTCTCTAATTCCGGATATTTTTGACAAAATTCAACAAATTCTTTTGATACTTTTAGTGCATCGTCTATCGTTTGAACATCAGATGGAATAGTATCAGTTATTTTATTTGCTATTTTGAACGCTTCACTTTTGCCACCGCCGAGTTCCAAAGATCTGGCAATATCTTTGATAATAACTTTTGGCGTCATTCTGCTTAAATTGGAGACATGAGCAACTTTATTTTTGCCATATTTCTCAACTATGTATTTCTCCACAGCGTCTCTACCATCCGAACTAAAATCAGTATCAATGTCTGGAAACGCTTTCTTTTCTTTGTTATGAAATCTTTCGAACAATAAGCCATATTGTATTGGGTCAACAGTATGAATTCCAAGCAAATTACCAACTAAAGAACCTCCGACACTATTGTGAACGGCATAGTTAAGGGTCAGATATGATGTGTCATCTTTAACTTGAATATCATAAACATATTTTATATTATTTATCACTTCTATATTTTTTATATTTACAAAATATCCATTATCGAATATATTATTTTTATTTTTTTCATTAAATCTAATTTTATATGATTTCCTACAAAGATACTTACCTCTCAAAAATTCATCTCTAACAAAAATTGATGAAGGTATTTTTAAATACAGTAGTGCTTCTTTTACTTCACAGGCCAATCTTTCACTTGTAGTATCAATGTTTGTTCTATTACCGTTAGTATCTAGGGATCCATCACTATCTATCAAGCCGTTTAGCATAGATTTTAAAAGTCCAGTCTCCATATTTCTAAAGGCCACAGGTAAATGTTTGCTGCCAGATGAATTTTTATAATCCGATATGAATTTTGAAAATATTCTTGGCAAAACTTTGCCATAAACATACAACTGTATCAATTTTTTAGTCTTTGACACATTTAATTTACACTCAAAACCAATGCCATTAAAATATGATTTTATCTTTTCGACACCAATTGTATCATCGCTATTAAACGCTATACCTATATAATTACTGTCTTTGTTTTCTTTTTTCCAACCGTCGCCAATCCATCTGCCCAAAATATAAGCAAAATCATTATCAAAACATATAAATCTATTATGTTTTTTTGTATAGATATTTTTGTTATTTTGCCAATCGCTTAAGTTAGTACCAATACTATTTAGGTAATTTATTATTTTGTCTGAGTTACTTTGATTTATTTTATTCCCGCGTTTTGCCTTGATAATAGTTGATCTACTTATATTTAATTTTTTTGATATATTTCTATAAGAATAGATATTATCTAATGGTATCTCCTTATAAATATAATCTTTATCATAGAACATATCTTCATCAATAAATTCGACCAAATCTAATGAAATTTGTTTTTCAATATTTCTTTTTAAGAACGGCATAAATATACCATCTTGGATACTCAAATCTTGTGCACTTAACCACTGAGGATTATTTTGAAAATTAACCCATCTTTTGCATTTGTCTGTTCGAAGCCCAGAATTAAGTCTATCCTTAAACTTACTTGTTGTTAGACTTTTTTCGGCATATAATTTGTGATCTTTTGTCAGAATTATATCCTCATAAGACCAATTAGTTTGTATTTTTAATAACTCTTCTTTTATTTCATACTTAAAAGTATTTAATACTTCTTTTAATTGTCCTGTATGAGAATATACAAAATCTCCGCTAACTATATTTTTTAATTCTTTAATTCCCTTGTCAGTCAATACTTTTGTTTCACCTATCAAACACCCTCTACCCGGACCAACCATTATATTTTTACTTTTAGCGTATTCTATAAAGTCGGACACAATAAGCATATACGAACAAAAATTATGCATTTCTAATACCTTAATCTCATCCATCATACGCTTTATGTATTTCTCTTTTTCTTTACCCTTTAAATGTCCGTATAACTTTTTAAATTCCGATACGCATTTGAATCTCATATAAGAGTGATCTGATGGAATTGAATTATTGGTTTGCTTTGCCTGCCAATCTTTGAATAGTTCTAAATCAGGAACATTATCTACATCAAACTTCGGAAATCTTGGTTCCTTTACGTCTAAATAATCTGACTCAATACATTTTTCAAATATCTTTATAGTATTATCGCATACTTCATTGGCAAAAGTTTCTCCAAACTTATCCTTAAAGTGATTAAAGATAGTTTGTCTGTCCTTCATATAAAATTCTTCTACTTCATATCTATGGCGGGTCTTATCGCTTAACGGAGCTTTTGAAGATATAGCCATAAGCATATCGTGATCTTTGGCATTTTCTTTATTTAGATAATGTATATCTGCTGTTGCTACCAAATTAATATTAAGTGATTTACCTAATTCAATTAATTTTCTATTTATATGATCCTGATCTATTATGACAATTTCTTCACCAGTTTTGGACAATTTAATTTCGCCAGTTCTTCTATTACGATCTATAATTTTTAAATTATGTGGTTGAACTTCTAAATATAAATCATCGCCAAATATATTTTTTAATTTTTTAGCGGCTGAATATAGATTAGTATGACAAGTATCCAACAACCATTCGCCATCTTCATTATGTACAAACATTTGACGAGATAACAAACCACTGCCACAAGCAGTTAAGCATATAATACCTTCATGATATTTTTCCAATAAATTCCAATCTATTTTCGGAAACACTTTATTAATTACAGCTACATATTGAAAATTTAAATATCCTTCATAATTTAAAGAGAGCAAATTTCTGTATCCCTTTTCATTTTTGGCCAACAAAACTATGTGTCGTCTTTTTTGTTCTTTATCAGTCACATCATCAACAAAATATGCCTCTATTCCGGGTATAAATTTTATCCCATATTTTTTAGAGGCCTTTCTCGCGTCAAATATTCCGGCCATGCAACCATGATCGGTTATGGCCATGCCAGGCTGTCCCAATTCTTTTGCACGTTTAAACATCTCATCTATATTAGTCATTGCATCTAACATACTTCCAATGCTCGAATGACAATGTAGATGTATAAATCTATTCATTTTTCTTCCATATTTTATTATTAACTATATTACTAATGTTTGTTATAGATATTTTGTATTCCTTAGCCAAATCCTTTTGTTTATATTTTTTAGATTTATACTTCTCTCTTATCTCTAATACATCCATTTCTATCAATTTGGCTTGCGAATTATTGCTTCCGCTCATTTCTTTTATAGTCTGTTTAGAGTGTTTCTTACCAAACATAGGGTGATTTTCTCCAATCTTATACATTGGGTTTCGCTCTCCCTTCATTTTTTCAGACCACTCTGAATTTTTAATTCCGTTATTCCAAGCTTTTTTCCCAAACATACCATTATTTTCTCCACTATTAGCTTTTGATATTAAATCTTTACTACTCTTCTTATGATTTTTATCTTTAAATTTTCCATCATTTTCTATATAATATTTTAAAAGCCCACTTGATATGGCCATTTTTTCTTTTTCTGATTTTTCTTGGCCAAATCGTGGATTATTTTCGCCTGTATTAATTTTTGACAAATACTGTTTCTCTTCTAATGTTAATTTTCTACCCCAGGATGGGCTGTTCTCGCCACTCATTCTTTTAGACATCATTTCTTTCCATTCATCAGTATGTTTAAATCCAACATAACCATCTCCACCAGCACTAATATTATATCCAAAATTACGGTCGGTAGAGTCATATCTTTTTATTTCTTCAATTTCCGCCCTACATAAGTCATCCCAATCAGTATAGCCATCTGCCGTATTCCAAGTAATATTATCAAATCCATATTTTCTTATAGCATTATACAAATAAGTATCATATCCATTTTTGGCTCTACTTTTATGCATAACCCTACGTTTATTAAAATTAACGGTAATGCCAACATATACTTTATTATTCGGAAAAACACCTACATACAAATACATCACAAACCCACTTCCATATTTAATTTTTTAGTAATCCATTTCGAGAGTAAAGTTTCAAAATATAGTTTTTTGTCTTCACTTATTTTTTGATTTTGAAACTTTTTTGGTATAACAAATTTTATTTTATTATTACCTAATTTACCTTCTATTTCAAAACTATCAGAAGATCTTATATGTAATAACCGTATAGACTTAAAAGAATATAATAGTCTTCCAAAATCCTTTAAATATTCATATATATCTTCATCAATTTGACAAGGTAATTCATACATCAATGATATACAGGCTACGCATTCATTTTGAGTAATCTTAATTATATCATTGAATTTCATTTACTTATTTACAAAGAGTGATAAACTTATTGCCGTATCTCCCGTTGCGTGATCTAATAGGGCTTTCATTACTTCACCCATGTCACATTCGCCAGCACTTATTTCATCAACACTTGCTTCCAATACTAACCTAACCCTTTCATCTTCCTTTCCCTTTTTGACAGAATAATTTACTACTTTAAACCCACCAACTGACTGGGTGCTTACTTTACCTTCACTCATTTTAAACCTTATCCTTATTGTTTTTTGAACAATTTATTATAAAATCAACCACTTTTTTGGCTTTCAAAATATCCATAAACGAATCCATTTGCTTTGAATTATACAACATACTTATGAAATCATCTTTTGACATATTTGATTTAACCGCATTTTCATCTAATGTTTTATCTAACTCATCTGGTGCTATTTCCAGAGTAATTTCTTTTTCATATATAGCATCAAATATTAATTTTCTTTCTATATTAAATTGGGCTATACCCTTAACACTATTTAGCATAACATCATTTATTTTATCCTTTACGCCAGCTTTTTTCAAAATAGCAACTTGTTCATCTTTTAATAATGATTCTGGCATTTTAATAGTATTAGTTTCTTTAATCTTTTCTACTATTTGTCTTTCTAATGATACTCTGTTTCTATTTTCGATTTCACCCTCAACATCTGCTTTAATTTTTGTTTTTAATTCATCAACTGTTTTGAATCCAACCATCAAAGCCAAATCATCATTTACATCGGCTAATTTACTTTCTATTATAGTATGCAATTTAATTTCAAATTCGGCTTCCTTTCCGGCAATTTCTTTGGCACCGTAATCATCTGGAAATTTAATTTTAATTCGTTTAGATTCTTCTATCTTCATACCAACTATTTGATCTTCAAATCCTATTATAAGATTTTCATTACCCAATTTGTTTATAGAATGTCCGTCAGAATGCCCGCCTTCGAATGGAATATTGTTTATAAATCCTGTAAAATCTATAACAACAGCATCTCCAAGTTGAGCGCTCCTATCAGAAACTTGTTTTCTTTCAGCAAATTGTTCTCTATATGACAGTATCTTTGCCTCTATATCTATTGTTAAGTTAGTTGTTTCTATATTTAAATTAATTTTATCATAGTTTTCTAAATTTAAATTAGGCAAAATTTCTACTAAAAAATTAACAGAGTATGAATTATCTTTGCTAAATACACCAGTAGATTCATTATCCAAAATAGGGGAACCAACAACATTTATATTGTTATCCCTTATAGCCTTTGAATAATATTCTTCTAATAATATTTGAGAAACAGTATCTTTTGCTCTATCATCAAAATACTTTTTAAGGACATTTACCGGAACTTTACCTTTGCGAAATCCATTTATATGAACATCTTTTTTGATATTTTTGAAAAAATCATCAAACTTTTTATTGACATTATCTGGGGAAACTATTATTAATATTTTCTTCTTTATATCACTTACTTCTTCAATCTTTATTAAATCTTCCATTACCTACCTCTTAAAAAAATTAAGTTGCGTCATAAATTCTTCTCTATACCTTTCTATATTTTTTTCAAATGCCCCACCTTGCGGAATACCTTTATCAGAAATTTCTTCTAATACTTTTGGATCCAATTTATAAGCATCTTTCCTTGCGATCATTGATTCTAATGTATTCATATATAATTTATAAACATATTCTTTATTAGGGGCAAATTCTCGTTTAGTTGTTAAACTTCCAATTGCATCAACTATTGGTGTCATTGAATTATATTGAATTAATTTATAATACTCATCTACTGCGGACTTCAAGGCCCATCGTTTTATATCATTGGCCGAAATACTTGTATTATGTTGCAGCATATTACCTTCTGCTATTGAATTTTTTTCCAATAACTCCCTTAAATGCCCTAATGTTGGTAATGACTGTATTTGATTAATAGCATCGGCAATAACTATGGCCTGCTCTTTATATATGTTATTTAATACACTTTTCTTATTAATTTCTGTGGTATTCTTCAAAATCTTATTATATCTGGCTATATTTTTTCTGGCCAAGATCTTTAATTTATTTAAAAGAATATTATACATATTATTTATCCATCAATTTTTGAATCTTTTTATTATTACGCATATTTTTTAATAAATTAGCTGCGTGAGTATAGGAAATGCCGGCTTCTTTAGCAGCATCAGAGATAGAATAATCATAAAGACATATTAAACTCATCATTTTAATTACTTCCGGCCCCTCATTTGTAATACAATCTTGTAAATCATTCATAAAAATAATATCATCTTCTAAAGGCGACTTTTCTTCACCAAATATATTAGAATCTATAATATTATCTAAACTATTATCATGGACTGGATCATTATTTTTATTGTAAATATTGTCATTAAATAATATTTCATTATGACTAATATTATATTTTTTTGAATTTATTATTTTAGTATTACAATTTGGGCATTCTTCACTATCTATATCTTGATCTTCGCAAATAGAAAGCGCGAAGTTATTGCCACACTTACAATTAACCCTATATCTGTTTAAATTCAAGAAAGTAGCGTTTCTGAAATATCTACTATTATCTCTAACTTCATTAATTAGTCTTCGGCCAACTCTTATTTGTAAAAAAGTAGATAATTTAACATCTAAATTTGGATTGAATTTAGGAATTCCATCAAGTATAAGCATTACAATATGTTGCTTGACATCATCTTTTGCAAAACCATTAAATCTAAACTTATTTGATAAATAAGTTATCATTTTGGACATACTTTCAATTACCCTATCATATCCCTTACCATCTCTCGTATCGACAAATACCGAATCATTACTATTTATTTTTATAATGCCAGCAAAACCCATATATTTATTACTAATAGGCTCTATAAAAGTTTCTACCTGCTTGTTGTTCAAATTAATAGTTTTCATAATTACCAGCCTTGTGTTGGACAAATCTTGACGAAATCACACCAATTACACAAACGTGTAGGAATGGGTGTCCAAGTATTTTCATTTTTTATTTTTTCGGCATAAGCAATTACTTTTTTTTCTGCCATATCTAAATCATGCGTATTGAACTCATATTCTTTGTATTTAGAGCCATGTCTTAATAATACATAAGATCCTTTGAAACTATTTATATTTCCAAATTCCTTTTTAAGCCATAATCCATAAATTAGAAGTTGAAAAGAATCCAAATATTCTTCTCTTTTGGTAGTTTTATAATCTACTATATGATATCTTCCATCTTCCATTATGTCAAGCCTATCTATAAAGCCTCTTATCAAAATATCATCTCTTATATTAAAAGAGAAATCCTTTTCTACTCCCTTAACATCTGGCATACCACTTTTATTAATTGTTTTTAAATAAGTTAATATAAGATCATAAGCTTCATTTTTCATAATATCGCTTAATTTCTTATCTTCAAATTCTTTTCTGGCATTTGTAAAGGCTGTTTTCATTATTTTACCATAAGAAGCTTTTTTGGGATTATCATTCATACATACTTCGTGAAAATTTTCAAGAGTTTTGTGGCATAAGTTACCAAGATCAAAATGATCGAATTCCTTACGAGGCAATTTATCTATATAAGTATATCTATATCGTAATGGGCATTGTTCATAGGTTTTCATTGATGATGCTGATAATTTAATTATTTGTATTTTTGGCTCTTCAATATCTAATTTTTCTTCTAATATATTCATTATCTATTTCCTGCTTGACGACCATCTCGGCCCAACCATTTAAAAACCAAAGGCATAGTGCTGGTTGATCCACCAATACTGGTATTTGGTATATTATTTGGAAGTTCCTGTATATTTTTTACATATCTTCTTTCACTATGGTCAAAGTAATAACTAACCATTACATTATTCCTGCTATTATAAAACCTTTTAACAAACCCACCACTAACATAAGTAGAATTATCTGGTGATTCTCTCAATCTTTTACCCCCAAATTCTCTATATATATTTGATGACGAACCATATGCTCTTGGCATTAATTTAATTTCATTATTTAATCTATTATCTATAACTATCATCATGGCATATGGATTAAATGAACCGGCAAATTCTGGAGTAGAAAATGGATGAAAATTATCATCATATGGATATGGTGTCGTATTAGGATCTGGGATATTCACTACTATTTGTGTTCCCGGATTAATTCCCTCAAAACCCCTATCGCTATGTATAATATCTAATAAGGCAGGATCTATATCTACAAATCTTGCTGGTGCTCCTTCGGCATCAAAGCCTGTTGGAATATCGATATCTAAATCTGCTCTATTAGCTATAATACCTTCTGGGCTTATATTTCTCGATACTGTTATTTTAGTTGTATCTGGCGCGAAAGTCTGTGTCAATATCGGTCCCGCCGTATTATTAGAATCAACACCAAAAGCCCGCAAAGTAATGGAATTTCTACCAGTTGGTAAATCTATACCAAATATATATATGGGAGAGTCTATTGTGGGCATAGAACCATTCAAAGTAAAATGAATGGTAGATGGAATGTTAGATTCTATACTTACACTCTCTGGTATCCCTGATGATATTTCCTTATCGGAACTTATAAATGTTAATGTAGAAACGATCATTATTATGGCTCTTTTATATTTGAATTTTTTATATATTTAATTGTTCTTAAAAATCTATTATCTTCACTTGCTTTATTATTTTGTATATAAAATAAATGAGATTCTTGGGCTAATTTCCGTAATATTGATGAAAGCGTATAATACATTTTTTCTACTTCCATATTATCATCCAAATTTTCTCTGGCCAAAGATAACATATATTCATACATATCCATAAACATTATATCTATATCATCTTCCTTTTGTATAAGTCCAAATGCTTTATCTCGCATAAGTTGATACATTTTGTCTTTACCATTTTGAACTAACCCGAGAAGAAGCGTTTCGACTTCATTTAAATTCATATCATACTTCATTATTATCCCTTTATTTTTTGAATAATATCATTATATGAAAATGCTCTATCATATAAATGATTACTCAAAGTATCTTTATTCCAACCTCTATCCAGCAATATTGATTTTATTTTATTAAGACCGCCATCAATAGCAGTAGATAACTTGTCTTCTATTAATATTGGTATATTATTTTTCTTACAAAAATCTATTTTATTATGTTCAAAATACACATTATCTACTGGTATATTATGATATTTGAACCATTGTAGTGTATCTATTTCAATTTTCTTTATGGCTTCTTCTGGGAATAGTTTTCTAAAATCTCCTATTCTGGCAGTAACTATATATATGTCAGCTATATTGGCTAAATCTAAAATAAAATCTCTCGCACCATCATATATTGGAGCAGTCAGCATTCCACCATTCATAATCCATTCATAACTCGACTTATCGTAATTAATACTTTTTACACCAGACGCCCAATCTTTAAAGGTATAACTTGTTGGCTCTTTATTAAGATTTAATTTAGCTTCATATTTTTTATTTAAAAACTCACCAAAGCCTTTATAAAAATCGCAAATAACCCCATCTATATCACATAATACATTTGTTTTCATTTAATTCCATTTTTTACAAATCTTTCTTTTATTTTTTTAAAAAAATCTTTTATTGAATTTGTAAAAGAAAATTTATTCTTTTTTATATTTTTATTTATCTTCATACTATAGTAATAATGAATAGTTTTTAAATCCTTTTGAATTCTACATTTACTCAAGAAATTATTTACATTTGGCTCGCATCTGTGGTCAAAATAATAATCCAACGCTTTTCTTACTACATTCTTTCTATCTATACCAACAAACTTAATAAAATCCATAAAACCCCCAATGCGAGGCTATGACATCAAACTTTTTGAATTATAGTAAATTGATTTAAATAATCGGTTGCCATAGATCTCCATTCATTGAAATTTTGCTTTATATCATGCAAATCTATAACATCTTCTTTGAAAAATAAACTGTCTAAATATTGGTAAAAATAAAATATACTATTTTTATTATTCAATAAATACTGAATGCTTCCGTCTTGTATTGATTGTGATATCAATTCTATTGGTAATCGAGAATCTTTTAATATAGAATTTTCAAAATCATCTACTAATGGGCTATTTGACGAGCTAATATAAAATACCCTTCTATTTACTGTTGTATCGTAATCATAATAAAAGAAGGCATTAAATTCTTCCGGTGTTCTTATATCTGTAATAATTGCCGAAAGATTGGAGTTATTTATATCATCCAATATTTTTCTAACAAAATATAATGAATCTTTGGAGGTCTTACTATCGCTAAACTCCCATAAATCCTTTCTAATTTGTTCTGCCTGCCCATTAATTTTTGATATTTCGAAGTCTCCCTTGCTTATTCCAAACTCGGCCTTAATTTTATCAGCAAAAGCATATGAAGCAAAACCTCTCGTTTCTTGAAGATATTTTGCCACAGTATCTTTTCCACTACGCGATTTTCCTATAATCGCCCATATTCTTTTTTGTGGAAATTCTATCATTATGTTCCTATATTTAACAGTATAATATTAGTATAAGTTTTAATAAGAACTATATACTATTTTACTGCCTTCGTTGGTCTTATTCACCATTATGATGTCAGAAAACGAATTTTTTAATTTCTCGTCATGAGTTATGACCAATACCTTCATGTCATTTCCCAACTGTTTAACTATATTTATAAACATCTCTAATCCCTTATTATCTAATGAGGAACTAACCTCGTCTAACAATAAGAACTTAATATTGCCACCTATTCTTTGGGACAATATCTTGCTTAAAGCCAATCTTAAAGCAAATGAAATCCTAAACTGCTCTCCACCACTAAAAGTCTCAAAATCATCAGTTCTATTGTTGGAAGTCACTTCTATATCAAAAGTTTCCATCCAAGAACCAGAATCGCTTTGTTTTTGAGTCTTTATAGTTATAGTGGTAGGCTCATTACATATTTTAGAAAGAGTATCATTAGCATATGTTTCTAATTCTTCTATAACATTTTCTAATATAATAGCCTGAATCCCATCTTTTCCAAAATATTGTTTTAATTTATCATATATTGAATAATCATTTTTTAATTTATCTATTTCTTTTTGAATTATTTTTTGTTCATTTATTTGCTTTGTATATTTATCTAAATTGCCGGTTTGATTTCCATACAATATATTAAGACAATCGCATTCATTTTTGAGATTTTTAATTTTTTCTGACATATCTTCTATTTCTTTTTCTAATTTGATTATTTCATTTTTGTCTAATTTAATTCTTAATTCTTGTATTTCTTTTTCGAAATTTCTATTTTGTAAGTTTTTTAATTCTTGGTGTAAGTAAGTATTATCTTGAATACTTGAATCTAAATCGGACTGGCATTTCATCATTTTGGTTTCTATTTTGCTTTTTTCTAATTCGGATTTTACCGCTTCATTAGATATACTTTCTAATTCTTTTGTTTTTTGTTCGGCCTTCAACAATTTATTTCTCAATTCTATGTGTCGCAATTTTAAATTATTTAATTCTTTTTGTCTATATTCTTTTAGATTTTTAATTTCATATTTACTTACTACCTTTCTACAAGTTGGACATTTTTGTTCGGCCACTATATCTTTTTCGAGATGAAGCATATGTTCTTTCATCATCTTTTCTTTTATTTTGCCATTAACTATTTTGTTTTGTAATTCTGGTAAGTTTATATTTTGTTTTAATTTTATTTTATCATTAAGTGATTTAATTTTTTGTTGAATGTTGGAAATAATATTTTGATTAGTTTTTATGATATCATAATTTTCATTTATTTTTATATTTATGTTGCCTGTTTTGGATTTTGTATCATTATACTCTCTTATAGTTTTTTTAAGTATTTCTGGTGCATTCTGCGATTCTATTGATACTGTCTCATATTTTAATTTTTTGTTCATTACATCATTATTGATAATAGTAAATTCATTATTACATTTTAATAATTTATTTTGTATATCTTTTATTTCATTCTCGCATTTATATATATTGTCTTCTATTGTATCGATGGATACTAAATTATTAGTTTTATCTTCTATTTTTGACAATAATATTTTTGCTTTATCTTTGGCCGAACGCTGAAATATATCCCATTTGTCCATTTTTAGTAGGGCCTTTAATATATCTTTTCTTTCATTTGGCTTGGCTTCGGCAAACAAAGATATGTCATTTTGTTTGAAATATACAGAATTTAAAAATACTTCGTAATTTAAATTAATGATACCACATATTTTATCATCAGTCAAGGTATTAGTGTCGCAAGAAATATTTTTCCATTGACCATTATTATCTACTTCCAAAACAACATCAGTCTCGCTTATTACTTTATCCCTAACCCGCACTATTCTATATTTGTTATTCTCTACTTCAAATATAAATTTAACTTTACAACTTTTTTTATCTTTTTTTACTATGCCATCTTTCTTTTTATGCCTTGATTTTCCAAATAATACCCACAATATGGATTCGAGTATTGAACTTTTTCCGGATCCATTTGATCTATCTAAATCATTACTAAATGATCCTAAAATCAAAGCCACATTAAATTTAGTAAAATCAATTTCGGAATCATTATGAGATATGAAATTATTTATTTTTAGATAAATTGGAATCATCATTTACCTTCTATTTCATCAATTATTTCTTCCGCATATTTACATAATTTAATTTTAGTATTTTCCGGCTCTGAAAGTGTTTTAATAAAAGTATTCATAGCAATTTTTACATCAGATCCTTCATTAATTTCCGAGTTTCTTAATTGTCGAGATGATGTTGATGAAACTTGTATTTGAGTTAAATTTTCTACATTTTTTGACATTATCTGATCCCTTATCTTTTGCTGATTTAAATAATACATATCCAAATCTTTTAATTTTAAAATTATTCTTAATATAGAGTTGGTTATATCAATAGTCTTACAAAAATCCTCTATATCATTAAATATTTTATCATTTATTTTATTTTTAAATGGCTCTACATTTGAATAATCAAAATTAATTTCTATAAGATTTTTGACAGAAGTTGGTATAAGTTCATAATTAGTTATATTTTGTGTATCCAAAACTACTGTCTTCTTATTATGTTCTCTTTCTCCAAATGATACTCTCTCCATAGATCCTGAATATATTATGACTGGATTTTTTTCTAATACTACCGAATGCTTATGGACATGGCCCATTACAACAGCATCTACTACATTAAACATATTCCAAGGCAATACTAATTCATTGATACTGAAAGAATCTGGATTTTCTTGTTCATCAGTTCTTTCCAGCATAAAATGTCCAACTACTATTTTGGTTCCAATTAATGTTGATGAAAATTCATTTAATCTATTTTTTAATATATTTATAGCGTCGTTATTAGTTGTCGCGTTTAACATCCTACGATCTCTATATGGCATTAAAATAAGATGAAATGTGGATCCATCATCATCTTTAATCGAATGAACTCCCATCTCTGGAAAGACAATTACTTTGTCTAATTTTAAGTGATTAAATATATCAACCGTTGTTGTAGATATAACTCTTTGTTGGTCGTGATTTCCAACTACTATAACTATTGATAACCCAAAATCAGTGGCACGTCTAATACATTTTGAAAAAGCATTAAGTTGGGCGGAAGTTGGTGAGCGGGTTTCGAAAATATCACCTGTTAATACAATTAATTTAACTCCTCGTTTGATAAAATTATCTATTATATTATTAAACGTATTGGAAAAATCTATAAGTCGAGAGTTGAGTTGGGTATTTAAATCTGTTTTGCCAAGAGAATAAGAAGCGCCAAAATGTGTATCTCCTATCACAGAAATTTTCATATTTTATCTCCATAGTCCCAAATCAACCCACAAAGGTATGGTTTTCTACCAGATAGACATGATGATATATTTTGACGTCTAATATTAAAAAATTTAGCCCCATCTTTTATTGAATTAAATTTATATTCTATTCCACTACAAATTTCAATGCATTTCGCTGGTTTGTAATTACAATTTTCTGGTATATTCATAAAATATTTTAAATGCGATAATTTATATTTTCTACTTAACCTGATATTGTTATTAGAATTTTTGTATAAAAAATCTCTAACTTTCGTGCATATTTTATTTCCAACATAGGACAAACTTCCTATAGAATCATATTTATGAACTTTGCGATTATCAGTAATAGAGCATCTATCTATTAATATATTATTGAAATTATTTAAAAATTCTTCTGTTCCTCTTATACTTATTGTTAATTTTTTATCCCTTTTGCCTTTTTGCTTGACAATTGAAAAACTACCATCACCATCAAAATAACCACGCATAAAGTGACTAACTAATTTATGTTTAATTAACCATTTTGGAAAAGTATAAATTAGTGATTTTCTTGGAATTATATTAAATTTCTTAAGATCTTCTATTGCCTTTGTTTTGGTTATCGTGATATTAATTCGAGATTCATAATAAACCTTTTTTCTTTTTTTATCTGTATGCTTGCCCTTACTTATTGGTCCGCTAAACTTAATTATCTTTTTAAATTTTTGAAGATGTCGTTTGTCGGCATAAGATAATGCTATGGTAAGACAAGTTCCATTGCCCCTTTCTTTTATACATCCATCTGCCGCTATAAACCCTGCCCAATAAAAACTTTCTGGAGTATCATTTGAAAAAAATGTTTCATCAAAATTATATTTTTTCATATTACACCCATATATTTCTTTATTTTATCGTGATATTTTTTAACTCTTTCCCAGTCTTTATCAGAAAATTCGTCCATAATATAATCTAATTTTGGGTATATTTTTGTGTCGGCCCAAAATAACTCTGTATTATATTTATTCTTGCCCTTCAAACTATTTAAATAATTCCTAACATCATTTCCTATGCGAAATACCCAAGTTTCGATAGTTTTTTCTGGGTCCATTCTTTCTCTAATTGGTAAGTTTTCTAATGCCTTTTGTATATCCCCGCCCATCATTCCGGTAGCTTCAACAACCCATTCTATTGCTTTAAAGTATGGACAACCTAAATAATACATAATAAAATTAATAAAAGTTCCATGGGAGTGGCAACCATAACAATAAAAACTATTAGTATCTTGGGACATAAATAAAGACGGTGTTCTTTCTTCCCCATCGGCGTGAATTTTAAACGGACATCTCATTCTGTGTGTAAATTCGCCACTTCTGGACTGCGAATATTCTAATTTTAATAAGCCCAATACATCTATAATATTAATTTTACTTTCTACTAATTGAGGAAATCTTTCAATCTCAAACCAAGGGGCATTAATCTCTGTCCATTTTTTAATCAAAAAAGCCTCCAAAGCCGTTTAAAAATATTAGACTTGTCCCTATTACTATAACACACCTTTTGTATTTCGTCAATACTTATATACGCTCCACGAAATCTTAACATATCAAAAGTTCCACAATTCAATAAAGCATCACCTATACCAGTTAATTTTTCTGCCCCATTTTGATCTAATATAACTCTCGAATCAGTTTGCGAAACTACCCTACAACTAATTCTGGCTGGAAAATTTGCTTTAATTATACCAGTAATTACATCTACCGAAGGCCTTTGTGTTGCTATAATAATATGAATACCACAGGATCTTGATTTTTGGGCCAAGATACAAAGTTTTTCTTGAAATTCTTTTTTAATATTTTGTCCCATCAAAGAAGAAAACTCGTCTATTATTAACACTATATATGGCAATTCTTCATCGTATTTTTTATTATAGTCTATTATGCTATTTACTGATGCGTCCAAAAAATTACTAAATCTATTTTCCATCTCTTCTATTAACAAATCTAATATAGAAAGTGCTGGATGTTTTTCATCTTCATCATCCATCTCTGTTATTACCGGCCGTAGTAGTTGTTTAATACCATTGTAGTAAGAAAGTTCTATCATTTTCGGATCTATCATCATAAACTTAACATTTTTATTAGATGCTATAAGACCGCATATTATAGAGTGTAGCATAATCGTCTTGCCACTCCCTGTTGTTCCGGCTATTAACAAGTGTGGGCATTTGATTAGATCGTATATTAAATTATTACCATCATAAGTCTTTCCTAATACTAACGGCAATTCTGTTTCATCACTATAAGTTATGTCTTTAAAATATACTTCTTTTTGTTTGCCTATTGGTAGCTCAATAGACACTAATCCTCGTCCTGGCACTACTTTGATAATGGGCTTGGCATAGGCTTTTAAACCTGCTTGTATTTCTTCTTCGCATTTTCTTATTTTATTAATTTTTGTCCCAACACTTAATTTGAGAAAATACTTGGCCATCACTCCGTTATTTTGCGTTTCCACCACTTCTGCTTCTATTTTCAATTCCTTCAATATTCTTTGTATGTCCTGTTCGTTCATAATTATCTATATACCACACTGCGGCTAAACTAAAAACTACGAGAAATATAAGCGGAGCAGTGTCATATAATGTCTTAACTACCCATCTTATTATTCTTATAGACAGCATCAAGACTAAAATTAATCCTAATACTATCACTATAATATTCATTTAGCCACCTTATTGAACTCTTTAAATATTTCATCTAAAAGTTCCATTTTGGCTTTATGAACAGATTCTAACATCTTTAAAAAATCAGCACCACAGTTGGTAGTTTTTAGCATCTCTGGGTGTAGAGAATCGATTAAGTGTGAATATCTGTCTGCTTCTTTGATCATATAACTGGCCAAAAATAACCTAAAATCTTCAATAGAGGGATCATCATTTTTTGACATCTTTCTCTAACACCTTCTTTACTAATTCGGGCAAATCCCTTTTAGTTTTATATAATTCATACTCTAATTCATTTATTCTATCCCTTGTTTTTAAATGCTCTCTTATACCTATTATGGCCAAAGATAATATACCTTCGCCAACATTAAGTCCGTCAAGAGCAACACCTGCTTTGTGTAAATCATCCACTATTTTCTTTTCAGTATTTTTTTGGGCTTCAGTTTTATTTTTATCTAATACCTTATCCTTTAAAAGATTATGAAAAGCCATAAAACACTTTTGTATGTTTTCTCTGGCCTGTTTTATTCTATCTTCTATTGTAATTGGTGCTTCTGCCATTTTATTTCTCCTTGGGTAAAATCTGTAATATTAAAGCGCATCTTTTGTGTAAATTGTAAAAATGTATGTAATAGTTGTTAGTTTTTTCATTTATATAGTTTAATTCATATAATTTATAGATCGTATTTCCTATTATGTTTATATCGCAGCACGGATTAATAAATAGATTAGCAACTCTATCCAAATATTTAATTAAAGTCATATAATTATCGGAAGCATTGATTTTTTCTAAATCTAATATGGTATTACTTACACCATTACAAAACTTAAATCCATCATCCTGTCTTCCCTCGCACCCTAATACTAAAATTGCCTTCATACATCAACTTACAATCCTTTATTATTTTAATTATTCTCTTTTGTCATTTGAGCCTTAATTCGTTCGCCCCTTTATTAATTTTTCTAATTGGGCTATTAGTTTATGGCCCTCTTTTAATTCTTTATCTTCTTTTTGTAATTGTATTATTTCTTTTTTATAGTCTTTTATGTCTTCTTGGCACTCGTGTATACACTCTTTTTGTTCTTCTATATTAGTTTTATTATTACACATAACATCATTTAGTTCAGCCCTCATATCACCGGTTATGCCTTTATAGTTGTCGTAATCTAATATGCCAAAAGTATCATTAATAATTAATTCTATCTTTTTTATAAGTTTAGTTTCTTTATCGGTAAGGGTGAGTGTTGGTTTAATCTTAACAACTTTCTTTTTACTTTTTAATTTGTCTATTATCTTATCTATTTGTTCGTCGGTTAGATCTTCATCTAAATCTAAAATTACACTTTTCATATTACTCCTTTAAATATATAACGATGGGCTTTTCTTTTTGAACATACGCCATTGTTTTAATTTTAGCCTCACCAAATAACTTTCTGGCTGCTATGCTTTCGTTGGTGGCATAGTATTTGTTGGAAAAATAAATTACCTCTACTATACCATTTTGAATTATACTTTTGGCGCAAGAATTACAAGGAAAAAGCGTTGTGTATATCCTACTGCCCCTTAATCGTGTTTTATCTGCGTTATCTATGGCATTTATTTCGGAATGGCAAATATAAGCGTATTTAGTATTTAAAAAATCACCTTCTCGGTCCCAAGGAAAATTATTTGGATCGCAATTTTTAGGTAGTCCATTATATCCTGTGCCAACTATATGATTTAATTCATCAACCAATACCGCCCCTACTTGCGTTTGAGGATCACGGCTTCTCATAGCACATAGTTTAGCAATGGCCATAAAATAATCATCCCAATTCAAAATATCAGTTTTAGGGCCTAACATATATTATTCCTCGTGATATTCCATTATCATTTTAATATAATTCAAATCACTTATTCTATGTTCAAATTGTAAAGCGGCGGAATAATTTTCACAAGCACCATAGGATGACATTTCTTTTCTTGCTTGTGTTATTTCTCTGTTTAGCCATGAAATTAATTTACTTTTATCTTCTTCTTGTAATTTGGGAAACTTATTTATTTCGCTCATCTTGGGTCCTTTTTTAAATTCACAAAATCCTCAAAAGACCAAGACTTTTTGGTGTCTTCTTCTATACTGACCGTTTGTTTGCTGGAATTAACAACTAAAATTGGGTGCTCGTTATCTCCGACATAAGTGCTAATTCCAAACCCCGAAAGATTTTGTTCATCGCCCTTTACCATCTCACAAAAAATGATACGAGATAAATATTGTTCATCACTCCATCTACTATGACCTCTTTTTAGAGCTGATTGTAATATTTTAAATAAACCATCACCACTCCAATGGCCATAAAAATATATCTTCTTGCCATCCCCCTCTTCCATACAAATATTGCCACGATTTCCCATAATTCACTCCTTTATTACTATACCATTATTTCTCAATTTTTTAATAACATTATCTACATTTAATTTATCTTTATAATTAAATCTTACAAAATAATTAATATCTTTTGGGTGTTGTTTAATTTTTTTATTTTTTAATCTATCCAATTTCTTTCTTTTATTCAATGCTATTTTCCCGCCAAATATTTTAACTACTTCAAAGTGTTGTTTTCCATCATATTCTATTGCTATTTTTAATTTTGGGATATAAATATCTATTTCTTGCTTTCCGGTATTTTTGGTTTTTAGCCAATCAAAGCCTCTAAAATTTGAAATACTATTTACTTTAAAAATACTATCTACTATTTCTTTTAATTTGTTTTGACTTTTAAAATTAGAGCATTGCGCACACCAATGTTCATGATTTTTTACATTATCTAAGGATGCAAACCATCTATGTTTGATTATACACTCCCATTCCATTTTTTCTCTGCAGTTAATATATTTTGATGATATACATTTTCCGCCCATTTTTTTTGCCGTTTGTTGTGCTATTTTTAATCCATTTTTTAATTTGAGATTTACATTCATATCTTTTTTATAGCATTCTGGGCACCAAGAATTATTATTTTTAATATTTTGTAATGTGGCCTTCCATCTATGTTTGATTTTACATTCCCATTTCAAATTTGTGCTATTATTTATATATTCCGTAGATATACACTTTCCTCCCCTTTCTTTGGCTATTTGCTGTGCTATTACCAATCCTAATTTAACATTATTAGCGCAATTTGGACACCAAGTTCCATATCTTATATGTGATAATGTTGCTAACCACCTATGTTTAATTTCACATTCCCATTCTAAATATGTTAGACTATTAACATATTCTTTTGAAATACACTTACCTTTATGTTTTTTTGCTTCCTTTATAGCATCCTGAATGGTTAATTTTCTCACCAAACTCCTTATCTCAAATAATTTCCAATTATTGTTTTTAAATACTTTAAATCTTGTTTAAATTCTTCTTTTTTGTTTTGAGGCGCATAAACTGAAACATAAGCCGGGTGGTATAGAGCAAATATATCAGCATTATATCTATCGCATCTTTGTATCTTTCCATGATCTCGAGTTATTTTAAAATCCGATAAAAAGGTAAGAGCGGCAAATCTACCAAAAGTTATTATCAACTTCGGCTGTATTAGTCCTAACTGTGCGTCTAAAAACGACCTACACGCTAATGATTGATATGGTAATGGATCAGCATTCCTTTCTGGCCTACAAACAATAGTATTACAAGTATATACCTGCTCTCGTGTAAGCCCAAGTCCAGATAACACCCTTTCATAGATTAATCCGCTTTTTCCCGGCGGTATTAATGGGTGCTTAAAAATTGTTTCTTGCTTGCCCGGGGCCTCGGCGATAAAGACTATTTTGCTATTCAAATTACCTTCACCAAATACATGCGGATCTTGGTCATCTACTTTATCACATCCCAAATCGCACTTCTTACAGTTCAGGGCCGTTTGTCTTAATTCTTCATATACTTTCAACTTCATCCCAAATCTTCTCCACAACCTTTACAACGCATATCTGGATCTAATCCTGCCGTATTATACCAAACTACGCCATATGGGTGTTCTCTAAATCTACACCAAACAACTCTAAATCCCGGCCATTTATATTTTGTTTTCTTGTAAGGTGGGTGAAAAGAACCAAATAAATATTTATACCAATATAAATCTAAAAGCAATCTCATATTAGTTCAAATCATCATCCGCTTCATCTGTTTCCTTCTCATCTAAATCATCAACTCTAAATATTCTAAATACATGATCATGCTTACTAATTACATATACGCCTTCTGGTAGATTTTCTACTGCTTGCTCAGCGTATTGCTCTTCTAATTTTGATACGGCTGCCTCACCATCTTCCCTTACAACCTTAACATATAATCCGTCTTCTTTCATTCTAAACATAAAGCCTCCTAATCTAACTTGGTCTTCTTATCACTATCATCTGGCATATCTTCCAAAGGCCCACCACAATCAGGGCAATTTTCGTCGTGATCTAAATCAGGTCGTCCATCAGCCACCCAAAATATAAAATTGCTTACATTTTCATAGGTGTCTTTAACAAAATATTTATCCCCATCGATCATACAAATAACCGCTTCAAGCCCATTATCCTGCGCCAAAACACACTCAACTCTATCAACATTAACCATAACCTTACCAGTTTCAGTTTCAAATTCAGCAAAATCTGTCATATTAATCTCCTTAAATTTTAATAACAATTCCTATCATATATATTTACCACAATATTGAACATTAAATAAAACACTACCATACCAAATACTATAAAACATCTTCAATAATTTTAATTTTTTAGAGGTGCCATTTTTTATATACGAATTCCAATCACCTACGGGAAATTTTAAACGATTTGATTTTTTAATAAGCATATATTCATAAAAATCGCCTATCCTGTAATCCATATTAAAGTTTCGCCACAGTATCATGTATAACGCCACCTTAATAATTTTGCTTTTATAGATGTTCCATATTTAATCCTAACATAGCAAGTCAGACACCCACAACACAAAGGAAGGGAGTTTTTATATTTTAGTAGGTTCATATAAACATCTTGTATTACGACATATGGAGGATCATAAATCATCGTTTTACTTTTTTTATTTTTATTTTTGTTTCACGACTACAACCATCATCTCCAAACGGTATATATGCCCAATCAAATCTCATCGTATCTTTAATCCAATTAAGCATTTCAGTTTCCGCTTTTTTATTTTCTTTTTCGGTATCAAACTCTTCATATGGAATTTCAATATCGCATCGTATTTTTACTTTTTTTTTATTTTCATTTATTCTCCAAGTATATCTTTAATCAACTTTATTCTTATTATCCTACTGCCGACCATAACACTTGCTGTTGGGGCCTAAACCTAAAGCCATCTTTTCTCTACGCATAATTTATATCTTTTCCAAATTATTAAATACTTTTAATATCTCTATAACATTTGAGACTTTTGTTTTAATCAAAAATATATAAGCGGAAATAAGTTTATTAATATACCCAATTTCTCTTTTTTCTGCTATATAAGGTCGAAGAAAAATCTGAACTTTATTTGACATCTCATCTAATATAGAAACTTTTTCAGCCAAATAAAAATTATCAGTTATGGTTCTTGGGCCACAAAAATGACAAATATATATTTTATGTATTGTGTCTATCATTAGGGCCTCAATGCTACCAATCAAGTTCTTTTGGTAATTTGTTTTTAAGTTCATATTTAATATAAAACCGTAAATCTATAAGTTGAGTGATTTTTCCAGTCAGCAAAAACCTATAAACTTCTTTCGTAATATTAGTCATTAAGTATCTAATCCCTTATTACCTGCTAATTTCTCGTTATTGGCTTTAATATTTTTCAATAGTT